AGTGTATTAGTGTTGAGTTTACCCCGGTATTTTCGCACCCGCCGGGACGGTCGTTGGCCTTGGTGACGCAGGAGGCGCTGCAAAGTCTTTATGCCGCTTTAATAAGCGTCAGAAGCCAGCTAATAATAGAAATGGCCAAAGTGATGATGATGGCAGGTTTCATAAAGTATCTCATGGGAAATGGCGCCTGCCGCCGCAAGAGTCCGTCGTCCAACGGTCGAGTGCTCTCTTGCGCTGATTGACAGGCCAGCACAGGCACGGCAGGCAAATTGGTTGATGTAAAGATCAGAACTTCCCAAGCCTCCTAGGCTGGAACTTGGCAACAAGGTTTTCACCATCCTGGCGGACAGGTATCACCATGCCGGGAACGAAGTAATGTGAATCCTTGCAAATGCAAATCTTTTCTTCACCGTGGTGATGCACCTTCAAAAGTCGCCGATTAGGCATCCTGGTCACTAGCACCGTTGCCGTATCACTCTCCCTGAGCATCCTAGCGAGTGCAGGCTCGTTCTGCACCTCCTGGGAGTCTTCCACAGGCTTTTCAGCCGGCTCCGGCTCGACTCCGACCACAACCTCAGGTTCCTGCACCTCCACAGGAGCAGCAAGCTGGCGCAGAGCTTCCTGGCCGGATTTCGTCAGGTAGGTCTTATTGTAACGTCCGATAGTCCAGTGCTTGCCTCGCTTTAGGCTGGTTTTAGCAGACTTAGCCTGCGCAGGAGACATACCAAGGTTGGCAGCGTATTCGTCGAGGAGAATGGCTTTAGTTTCGCTCATAAAATGAGTAAAAAGAGGATTTTGCAGGCGTCAAATCAAAAGAAGATCAGGTTCAGGCTTTTCCTGCTGAACTGCGCTAATCCTAGCCCTGGCAATCTGCACGTATTCCGCTTCTCGCTCGATGCCGATGAACCGGAATCCTTCCAGGACAGCAGCCTTTCCAGTGCTTCCACTGCCGGTAAAGGGATCGAGAACGACACCACCTGGACAGGTGACAAGTCGGCAGAGGTAGCGCATCAGGTCTGTTGGTTTGACAGTTGGATGGAAATTATTCCGCTCTGTTTTTCCGCGCTGATAAGCATTGTCAGCAGCCACTGCGCGCCCATCACTGGTTGTGACTTTAGCAAACCCCTCTAGCCCCTCATTTCTGTCCTTCTTGCTCGCCTTTGCGCAGTAGAAGAACCGGGCGGCAGAACCTTCTCCATCATACCCTCTTGCGCCTCGGTTGCCCTGCATCGTACCCCACTTGTGCCCGGTAATTTCTGGTTCATGGCAAGGCTTTTCAATACGCTTGGTTTTGCTGTCAGGAAACAACTCCGTCACCTCCTCGCTGCCATCGTGGATCAGGTTGGCGGGCCATCGGCCCCCTTCGTTGTACGTGGGCTGCTCGTGCCCCGGGATATTTAACGTCACGGTGTCGCCCGACTGCGCGGTCTTGCACCGCTGCACCGCTGCCTGGTTGTAATCGGGGTTCTCTACCCTGCACCCATCAATGTTCAGCCCACCCGTCCCATGCTCCAAAACATTCTCCGCCACGGTGTTTTCCAGCGGCTTCCTTGCCAGGGTGATAGGCTCAAGGGCTGGCTTCAGGGCAGTTCCCCAGCCTTGCCACTGGCGGGCGGCGTCGGTGGCGGGGGCGGTGATCAGCACCTTCGCCTCAACGTGCGCTCGCATTTCGTGCTCACCGCCAGAGTCAGACTTGCGGTTGCAGCCGTCATGCTGGCCACGCCGATCATATTCGCCAACCACCTCCCGCTCCGCCCCAGCCGCCTTGTCAATCGCCTTGCTCACGTCCAGCGACTTCGGGAATCCTGAGCCATAGACCCAGGCAATCATGTCCCTGATTTCAAACCCGGCATCCTCAATCCGAACCGCCATTCTGTGCTGCGTCCTGGTGCCAGCGAATGCCAGGAGATGACCGCCAGGCTTCAAGACCCGCAAGCACTCTTGCCACACCTCCACAGCAGGAACGTCATAATCCCACTTCTTGCCCATGAACGACAAGCCATAAGGCGGGTCACTCACCACACTGTCAACGCTGCAATCCGGCAATGACCGCAGCACCTCAAGGCAGTCACCGTGATGAATAGTAAAACTCTCCTTAGTTTCGCTCATGGCGGAATTCACTAGAGGGATGTTCCAGAATGTCAAGCAGGCTTTCAATGTCGTCCTGCAACTCATCCACAGAGGCGGCGTCTATCGAGTCCGCATCCTCCTTGCAGTGGTCCAGGACGATAAGGCACTCTAGAAGGACGCTAACACAGCGCTGACGAAGGGAAGTGGACATGGGCTTTTGTGATAATTTAATTTAGGCAGTCAAGGAACGCAGCGATAAACTCCGCCGCGACTTGGGGAACGATTGCATTGCCCGCGCCCCGCAATAGCCCCACTCGACCGGGTACCCCATCAGCCAGAGGGAAAAGAGCGGATTCAACCGGGATGCGCCGAGTTTTTCCGTCTCTGCATTCGATTGTTGTTGAATGACCCCAGCCAGCATCGCCACTTCGCTCAATGGCCTGGCGTTCTTCCCGTGCAGATTGCTCTTGCCGCTCTTCCAATCTCTCGTCGTTGCTGTCGGCCACCCAGAACAATCGCTGTCGGATGTGCGGAGCGCCGATGCCCGCAGCGCACAAATCGGCTCCTGCCCGCTGATATCCCATTCCTTCCAAGTCAGCGAATACTCCGGCGAGCCAATCCCGGCCAGCCTTTGACGCAACCTGTTCGCCAAACACCGTTGGAGGCTTGCAGGCTCGGATGAGTTCGGCAAATACGGGCCAGAGGTGTCGTTCGTCCTCAACTCCTTTCCCTCGCCCAGCAACGCTGAACGGCTGGCAGGGGCATGATCCAGTCCACACGGGCATGTCGGCAGGCCATCCGGCAAGTTGGAGGGCGTATGACCAGCCTCCGATGCCAGCGAAGAAATGACATTGCGTGTATCCTCGCAAATCCTCCGGTCGCACCTCTTCAATTCCTCGCTCGTCCACATCTCCGTCTGGGATGAGTTGAGCAGAGATAAGCTGACGTAACCAAGATGCTGCTTTTGTGTCGTGTTCATTGTAGTAGTTCATTGGCTTTTGTGATAAATTTTTCGACAGAGGGACTCATCAGCCTTTTTCGCTGTCGCTAGAAATCTGACCCCCTCCCCCCATGCTGCGACTCAACAAGGCTGGCTTGTTGCGACTCAACACTGGCTCGATGGCGTAGATCGTTGATCTTCATGGCGTTAGCTTGGCTGCGAGGACTTTTCATTACGCTTATTGTTTGTAGTTAAGGCTCGCCAGTCTCAATAACTCCGCCATCGTTAACCTCAGTGAACTCACCATCCAGGACGATACCGTTAGCGTCAAAGAGCGAGTTAACTGATTGATGATCAACACGAAGCCTGTGCTCGACCACGGTTTGAGGCTGGTCATGGAGTGCTTGGATTTTGTCAATGGCAATCGCTATGGCGATGGGTAGCGATGCCAGTGGTATCTGCTCGACCTGCTCCTCTAGTTTAGTCGCTCCCTTGCTCACGAACCTGCTCAGGGTCGCTGCTGTGCTCTTCTTCCAAGCTGCCAGGTTAAAGCTAGGGTCATTCTCTTCCGCTTTATCACGAATAGCTGCCACAGTATGGGTAGACAGTCCATGTTCGTTAGCTACGGCAACCATCCCTGTGCCTGACCTGAGTGCTTCCAGGACGCTCTTCTTGATCTCCTCTGGCACCTTTTCCCCTGTGCTGGGTGTGCTCTCTGTTCTCAGCTTTCCTTCCATGTTTTAGCCCTCCTTGTTGGTTTCCGCTGTGTTGATACTGCTTTCGTTCTGCGCTTCTTCTTTTCGGCCTCTCTGCCCCATTTATAGCCCTGTGCCATGAGATTCTCCCAGGCTGGGAAGAATATTGTTTCCATGCAGCGAACGATCTGTTCCTCCTGATCTTCGGTTAACCCAAAGCCAACTCCTGAGATAGCTAGGGCTGCATGCATCGCCTCATGCCTCAGGGTTGTTACGGTATTTAGCGCATCTCCCTGCATGTCTGAGCGCAGGAGGATCGCCCTGGAATCATGGCAGTAGTTGCCATAATCCTCGATGTCAGCCCAGAGGATGTGAACCTTTTGCCCTCCGATTTCGATGAAGGCTTTCATTTCCAGTCTCCTTTGTGGCACATAGCGCCGATGATTCCATAGTTTGCGAGGTCCAGCCAGCTATCTAGCTGACTTTCATTCTGTGGTTTCCCCTGCTTAAGCAGGTTAGCCAGTCTTGCAGTCTTGTCATCGCAGCGGACTAGGACACCGAACTCACCATGTCGAGTGATGTTCTGCGAGCCATAATCCTGCTGCTTGCGGTCAAGCGTCTGGATGTTCTCAACCGCTAGCGTGAGTGCCTTGCGGCCAATATCAGTCTTGAGTCCTAGCCTTTCGGCTAACAAATTGTAGTCTTCGGTTTCCATTTTGTTTATTCATTCACTGCTTTATATGCTGGATAAAAAAGCATTCCACCGTATGGGCCAGCTTTGCAAACTGGGCATTTTTCCCATGAGAAACTTCCGCCCTCTCGAAAGTCATGTGTAATCGCCGTTATTTCCGATTGTTCGGCTTCTGCTTTTGATCCGCAGGCGCGGCAGCTTCCTACCCATTTCCTCTTATCTGGCGGTATGTTTTGTTTTGTGATTTTCATCTTAAAACTTAGCTGGTTCCCTGAACTTGAAGAATCTGCCCATGAAGTCCAGTTCGATATGCCAGAACCTTTCGCCTGTCCTGTTCTTCTCGCAAGTGAGAATGCGTTTATCGTCCTGGTTCTCGACTTTGGACAGGAAAAGGATATGATCGGCATCCTGGCCGATGGCTCTGGATTCCCGAAGCTGGTTGTTGTCGTTTAGCTGGCTTGCTGTGAGAATGACCTTCTGTGACTTCACAGCGGTTCGTTTGAGCCTCCTGGATATGCTTGCAACCAGTTCTTCCCTGGTTCCACCTTTTCGGCCTTCATCCTCCATGAGTTGCAGGTAATCAACCATTACAATATCTGCGTCTGATTGCTCGATGTCGGCTAGAATTTCTGTCGCAGAGGCTCCGTTGATGTCCACGATGTCGGCTTTGGCCTTGTGAAGTCTCCTGATAGCCTCATGGAGAGCTTGTTGCTCTGCCCTGCTCATTAGACCTTGCCAAACGGTCTGATTATCCAGATTGCCCTGACTGCACAGGATGCGGTATGCCTGCTCCTGTTGGCTCATTTCAAGAGGGTAAATCCTGACACGCTTACCCAAGTCCAGGGCAGATTCGAGGAAGTTTTGCATCAAGACTGACTTTCCGTCACCTGGCTTACCTGCGATGACCCAGACTCGGCCCGGTTGCATTCCCTGGGTTTTCTTGTCCACCGTAGGGAAGCCGGTGCTGATCCCTGGCAGGCTGTGGCCGTGCAATGTCCTGCGCTCAATCTCCTCGATGATGCCAATGGACAGTTCACCGATAGGCTTACTAGAGAGCGGTTTGCCTGGGACTCTGCCGGCATCGGCCAGCATGGTTTCAGTCTCCGCAATCGCTGCCGGGATGTCACCGTCTTGAGCGGCTGCTGATTCTAGCGTTTCTGCTGCCCTTTTAAGCGCTTCAATACGTTTCCGCACCTCATACCCTTGGCGAATGCTGGAAAGCAATTTCGGGGCGTTTGTGTGCAAAACAGGGCTAGTCCAGAGTTCGGTGAGCCGTGAAGCTCCTCCAAAAGCCTCAAGAGTCCCTTTTTCGCGCAGTTTTGCGGTGATGAGGATGAGGTCTGGCGCTTCATCCCTGCCGATGGAGTCAACCAGTTCTCGAAACAGGGGGCGGTTCTCGTCGCTCCACATGTCGCTGGTGACAGCGTGAAGTGACTTTCGCAGCGTCTCGGGATGCTGGGCGAAGATAGCCAGCAGGCTTTCTTGAGTTGCGTTGGTGATGGTCACAAGCTGATCCTCGGCTGTGTTGTGGTTGTCGCCGGCTTCTCGTCCTCCCATCGGCGTTGGTTCAGGTAGGTCGCAGGATGCGGGATGAATGCACCTTGGTCTTTCGTCCAGCCGTCCTGGCGAGACTGCCAGGCTAACGCGGAAAGCACGGTTTGCAAGTCAGGCTTCAGCTTTGCCCAAGCCTTTTCTGCTGCTCCTTTCCCGACCTTCCTGGGGTAGGCTTGCCAGAACTCCGTGAAACCTATGGAAGTATTATTCTGGTTCTGGTTCTGGTTAGCTTTCTGCTGGGTTACGTTAGGTTTGCTCTGGGTTTCCTCTGGGTTAGCTAAAATAACCTGCTGGGTTTTCTTCGGCCTACCACCGAGCTTTCCGTTCTGCCGTGATTTGTCCTGACGGTGACGATAATCAGCGATTTCAGCATCACAGCGCTTGTGAATGTATCCATTTGGAGTGCAAATGAAGAACTCATTCAGCACTGCAATAACCGGTTCAGAACCTAACCGTAACCTACGGCTAACCTGCTGGGTTTCCAGCGGGATTGGTGCCTCTGAGAGATAATAAAGATCAAGCAATCTGCGATATGCCAAGTCCTCCATCGGATCAAGATGGGCGGTGTCTCGCAGGTAGTCCCCAGGGTG